CTTGAAATACTTAAATTTTCAATTCTTGCTTCAACCGACAAAAGGGAAAAAGCTGCCTTAGAAAATGAAATTAAAAGACTTGATGAAATACGTGTAGAGAAATTTCCAGAGAACAATCAACGACAATTGAACCAAATCAAAATGAAACGATTATTAGAAAGATACAATCATCTTGATACTCCACAACAAGAGAAAGAACAATTGAAAATTGAAATGCGCAATTTGGTAAAGATTATCACACAATCACCGAATCATTTAAACGATTCAAGACCTTCGTCGAGTCAAAAATCCAACGCGACCAAGGTCAACAACGAAAAGCGTTAAGCATCGTGTACGTTGGATATCATAGACTAAAATGGTGGCGTGAAGTTATGGAACTACAAGTGTTCTTTCCGGAACCTGAAACTACTCTAGAAAATGATGCCGAAATGATATTTACATATTTTGGCAAAATGTGTGGTTTTAGTGTGCGTGATAAGCCAGCACGTGGAGCAAATAGTGAAATCGCAATAGCAGCAAAAATAATGAATGATGAAACCATATTAAAGATGTCTTGGCCACCACACTCTGGTGATGCTGAGAGACAAAGTTTGAACTCACAACTTAACATGAATCCCTTGAAAGCTAGAACAAAAATGGAAACAGAATTTTTGGAAATGTTTGATAAACTCATAACAGATTACAAATTATATCCTGTAGCCAATGCTCGTGCTGGGTGCAATGAAAAACAATTGGATTTCTTGGAAATCTGGTATGAACTTTACAACATCATATTGTATGGTCAAATCAAGAATGACGGTAGTCCCGGTTATCCTTACGGGTTAATATACAACGACACTGAAAACTTTTACCACTTTGGTGAAAGTAAAATACCATTAGCACTTGCTAGACTCTATTTAATGGAGGCAAAAGTTGAATTCCTTGAACAAAACCCAGAAATGGAATGGATATTCGACTTTGGTGGTGATGTTTTAGTAGGTATTGCTGATCCTGTGAGAACTTTTATAAAGGAAGAAGGTCATTCTGAAAACAAAATGTTAAAACAAAAATATAGAATTATTAGTTCTGTTAGTGCAATAGATTCATTGATCGAACGTTATTTATTCAACAATGGTAATGAATTGCAAATCATAAATTGGTGGCGGATACCATCATGCCCAGGAATGGGTTTTTCAAAAAGTGATTGCGAATTGATTATCAACAAAATCGATAGATTGCATAAATTACAGCCTGGGGTTGATGATGACGTTGCGAATTGGGACCTTAGCGTCTTTGCTCAATTGCTTGAATATGGA